CTTATTAGGGGCTTTGTTAATTCCTAATAAACCTATTTACAGAAGTAATGGTGCAGAAGAATATTACATATACTTTTCTAAAGACACAGTACAGAAAGCATCACAATTATACTTAATGAAAGGCAATCAAAATAAAACTACACTAGAACATCAGCATAGTTTAAATGGTTTAAGCTTAGTAGAAAGTTGGATAGTAGAGGATGAAACCCACGATAAATCTAGAAAGTATGATATGAATGTGCCGATGGGTACTTGGATGGGTGCTGTAAAAGTAAACAATGAGAAGATCTGGCAAGAGTTTGTAAAGACAGGAAAGGTAAAGGGCTTTAGCATAGAGGGTTATTTTGCAGATAAAATGGAAAGACCTAAAGATAAACCAAAAAGCGAATTAAGTAAAGAAGATAATGCACAAGGTTTAATAGATCAAATAAAAAATATATTAAGTGCATACTAAAAGATTTAAAAAAAAGGTAACAGAATTTGTTACACCAAGTAGAACAAGCCCCTATGGAAGCAGAAAGGGTTGTTTATGTAAGGATGATAGATACCATATAGATTGTTGCGATGGATCGTTACACGCACAGGGTATTGGAAGAATTTAATAAACAAAATGCAAAATAGTAATTTTTAATTTATATAATAATATGAAAGCAACAGAAATGTTAAATAAAATCAAGGATGTAATCAATCCATCCGAAGAGGTGAGATTGGAACAATTAAAGCTAGAGAATGGAACAGTTTTAGAAGCTGAGAAGTTTGCATCTGGCAACGAGGTATTTATTCTTACCGAAGATACTAAGGTAGCTCTACCTGTGGGGGAATATGAAATGGAATCAGGCGATATGCTGAAAATCGAAGAAGAAGGTATTATTGCTGATCTAGGTTATGAGAAAAAAGAGTATGAGGATGAAAAGGAAGAAGAAGAAGAGAAAGAAGATATGAATGAGGAGAAATACCCTACCAAAGATGAGTTTGATGCTCTAAAGAAAATGGTAATGGATATGAAAGAATCAATGGGTAAGAAAGAAGAAATGAGTAATGAATTACCAGAAGAGGTAGTGGAAGAACTATCACAGCCTGCTGCAGAACCTATCAAGCATTCTCCAGAGGTAGTAAATGAAAAGAAAAAAGTATTGTACTCACAAAATAGAAGTCAAACGACTATGGACAGAGTGCTTGCAATGATTAATAAAAATAAATAATAATTAAAATCAATAATTAAAATGAGTACAAGAAAAATTAATTTAGATGTAGATAACTCATTAAACAGCTTAACGACAACTTATGCTGGTGAATTTGCAGGAGATTATATCGCTGCTGCACTTTTGAGTGGTGCTACAATTTCTAATGGAGGGATTACTGTAAAGCCCAACATTAAGTATAAAGAAGTAATTAAAAAGGTTGCATCTAGTGGTATTGTTGCAGATGCTACTTGTGATTTCTCTTTAACTGCTGATGCTCTTACTTTAACAGAAAGAATATTACAGCCAGAAGAGTTCCAAGTAAACCTACAATTATGTAAGAAAGATTACAGAAACGACTGGGAAGCGATTGCTATGGGCATTTCAGCATACGATAATATGCCGCCTAAGTTTTCAGATTTCTTAATTTCTCACGTTGCTGCAAAAGTAGCAGAGAAAACAGAAGAAACTATCTGGGGTGGTGCGAATGGTAATGCAGGTGAATTTGATGGATTCGTAACTTTATTTGGATCAGATAGTGATGTAGTAGATGTTACTGCGGGAACTGTAACTGCTGCAAATGTAATCTCAGAATTAGGCAAAGTAGTAGATGCTATTCCTAGTAAAATCTACGGAAAAGAAGATCTATTTATTTACATTCCACAAAATGTAGCTAAGGCTTATGTAAGAGCATTAGGAGGTTTTGGAGCATCAGGATTAGGTGCTAATGGTGTAAATGCACAAGGAACACAATGGTGGAACAATGGAGCATTATCTTTTGATGGTGTTAATTTATTTGTAGCACCTGGACTTGCTTCTAACAAAATGGTATGTGCACAAAAAAGCAACCTATATTTCGGTACTGGTCTTTTATCAGATCACGCAGAAGTACGCTTAATTGACACATCTGAAACTCTTGGAGATCAAAATGTGAGAATCATTATGAGATTTACAAGTGGTGTACAGTATGGCATCGGATCAGAAGTAGTACTATATTCATAATATAAGAGGGGGTGTAAAAGCCCCCTTTATTTAATAATTTTAAAAATAATAAACTATGGCGTGTTTACTAACAACTGGTAGAGGACTACCTTGCAAATCTGGAGTAGGTGGATTAAAAGCTATTTACTTTGTAGATTTTGGTGGGTTAGGAACTGCTACTGATGATGGCTCAAATGAGCCTGCAGCATCAGCTTTTGACGGAACAATTAACAACATAACAGGAACACCGACTGCATATAAATTTGATATAAAGGGAAATTCTAGTTTAGAAACAACTGTAAATTCTAGTAGAGAAAACGGAACTACTTTTTACGAAAGTGTTTTAAACTTAACATTACCTTTCTTAGATGCAGGTACTAATCAGGAATTAAAGCTTTTAGCTTATTCTAGACCACAGGTGATTGTAGAGGATTACAATGGAAATAGATTTGTTGTTGGTTATGAAAATGGAGCAGATGTAAACGGGGGCACAATTGTAAGTGGTGCAGCTATGGGTGATCTTTCAGGATTCACTTTAAGCTTTCAAGCGATGGAGAAATTTCCACCACCATTTATGAATGCAACTTCTTTTGCACAAGTAACAGTATCAGGAACCCAAATAGCACCGAACTAATATTTTTTAGTGTGTATTTCAAAAGAGGGGATGTTAATAGCATCCCTTTTTTTATGCAAAAAAATAAACTTTTCTTTATATATTAGTATGAAAGTATTAACCACGAGTTCAAGTTCACAAAATATTAAAATAATACCCAGAGAATTTATAAGTAGTGGCACATTAAAAGTTAGAGATGAATCTACTAATAAAAGTTATACTTATAGTATTAGTGCTACAACAGTTGGTAATTACATAAGCATAGACAACGTTTACACGCATTCTGGGAACAGTATTTTAAAAGAAGGTAGATTTTATAATCTAACTTTAGAAAGTGGCTCTAATGTAATATATAGAGATAGGATGTTTGTAACAGATCAAACATTAAATCAAGCCACAAACAACTATTACGATATGAATGATGGTGATTATGTTACAGAGAACTCTTTTGATAATGATTATATTATAGTATGAACGATTTAAGAATAGTAAACCTAGCAACATATACTACTCCGAATATAGTAGAAAAGCCCTATCAGGACTGGATAGCATATGGGGAAGATAATAATTACTTTCAATATTTAATAGATAGATATAATGGTAGCCCTACAAATAGTGCTTGTATGAACGCTATTAGTGAAATGATATTTGGTAAAGGCTTAGATGCTACGGATAGCAATAGAAAGCCAGAAGAATATGCTAAAATGATTTCTTTGTTTAATAAAGATTGCACTAGAAAACTATGTTATGATCTAAAACTTATGGGGCAATGTGCGATGCAAATAATATATTCTAAGGATAGAAAAACAATAGCACAAGTAGAGCATATGCCTGTTGAAACATTAAGGGCTGAAAAATCTAACGAGGATGGGGATATACCTGCATATTTTTATTTTCAGGATTGGAGTAAATATAGAAAGGGAGATAAGCTAACAAGAATCCCAGCATTTGGTATGAGCAAAGAAAGCATTGAGATCTTATACGTGAAGCCTTATCGTGCAGGTTTTAAATATTATTCTAGCCCTGATTATGCAGGTGGTTTACAATACGCAGATCTGGAAGAAGAAATATCTAATTATCATTTAAATAATATACTCAATGGTTTAGCACCTAGTATGTTAATTAACTTTAACAACGGAACACCTAACGCAGAGGAAAGAGAATTAATAGAAAAAAAGATATATCAGAAATTTAGTGGCTCTAGTAACGCAGGTAAATTTATACTTGCTTTTAATGATGATCCAGCTACTGCTGCAAGTATCGAGCCAATACAATTAAGTGATGCACATAATCAATACCAGTTTCTATCTGATGAAAGTGCTAAAAAAATATTAGTAGCACACAGAGTTGTAAGCCCTATGTTAATTGGTATTAAAGACAATACAGGTTTAGGTAATAATGCAGATGAATTAAAAACTGCTAGTATATTAATGGATAACACAGTAATAAGACCTTTCCAGAGATTGTTAATAGATGCTTTTGATCAAATATTAGCATTCAACGATATATCATTAAAATTATATTTCAAAACATTACAACCATTAGAGTTTACAGATTTAGAGGGAATAGAGGATGATGAAACTAAGGAAGAAGAAACAGGTGTAAAACTTAGTAATGAGTTAACAGATGATTATGCTAATGTATTATTAGACAACTTACAGGGTGAAACAATGAGTGAGGAATGGGAAGAGGTAGATAGTAGAAACCATTGTGATAGCAATAAGAGTGTAGAAGAATGGGCTACTGAAAGCATAGAGGTAAAGAAAACAGGATTACAAAAGCTACAAGATTTTATTAAATCTAAACCAGATGGATTAGTTACCTAGATAAAAGCTTTTATAAAGTAAGATACAGATATAAAGAAGAATACCCAAGTAGCAACTCTAGAGATTTCTGTATTAGAATGATGATTAGAAGCAAAGGCAATGTGGTTTATAGATTAGAGGATATAGACAAAGCTAGTAGAGATGGTGTAAATAAATCATTTGGGCATAATGGTGAAGCCTATGATTTGTTTAAATTTAAAGGCGGTGTTAACTGCGGTCACGTCTGGGAAGAGGTTTTATATAGATTAAAAGATGCCACTAAAAAAAGCGACAAGATAAAAGATTATAATGAAGTAGATAGCATACCGAAAAGCTACAAAGCTAAACCTGCAGGATCAGAGCAAAGCAAGGTAGCACCATTTGATATGCCTAATAGAGGACATCACCCAGATTATAAAGGATAAGATATGGCAACAGTATTATTTATTAAAAGATCAGATTTAATTAAAAACACCATAATGGATGGCAATGTGGACACAGACAAGTTCATCCAGTTTATTAAACTAGCACAACAGATACATATAAGAAACTATTTAGGATCTGATCTATATAATAAGATTAGTACGGATATAAGCACAAGTAGCTTAGGTGGTAACTATTTAGCATTAGTTAACGATTACATACAACCAATGCTTATACATTTTGCTATGATGGATTACTTGCCTTTCGCTGCTTTTAGTGTCAAGAATGGGGGAGTGTTTAAGGGATCTAGTGAGAATGCAGAAACAGCAAGTAAAAGTGAGGTAGATTATTTAGTAGCTAAGGAAAGAGAGTTTGCAGAATATTATACTAGAAGATTTATAGATTATATGAACTTTAACAGCAATCTATTCCCAGAATACACAAGCAATAGTAATGAGGATATTAACCCAGATAAAGATGCAACATTTAATGGATGGGTGTTATAAGCCCAAAAAGAGAAACGAAGTAAAATTAAAAAAATATATAAATGGCAAACACGATAAATTGGGGAATAGGGTACAGCTACAGTTATTGGGGCAACGCAACAACAACCAATAGTTGGGGAGATGATTATATAGTAGAGTATTTAACTTCGGATCTCAGAAGAAGAGTACAGATATACGAGAACAACACAATGACTATACAACTATTAGAGAATATACAATGAGTTTACTACAAAAAGCATCCATAATAACCACACCTACAGCTTATGCTGAGGACTACTTATATTCTATAAAACCTGCTTATGCTTTAGGGCAAAACTTAGTTAGTAACGGAGGATTTGATACCGATACAGATTGGAGTAAAACTACAGGTTGGACTATTTCAGGGGGTAAGGCTAATTGGAATCCTGCTGTTGCACCATTTAATAATGATATTAGTAGAGCTTTTAGTTTTGTTGAGGGAACAAGATATAGAATTACATTTACTATTTCCAATAACACAACAGGCAGAATATTATTAAGGCTTTCAGGTACAGGCAATCAAGATGTTAATGGGGGTTATACTTATTATGCTAATGGAACACACACAGTAGAATTTAAAGCACAAGCTAATAAAAATATCTTAAGAATTTATGGACACGATAGTTATAGTTCTTTTAGCATTGATGATTTTTCTTTAAGAATAATTACAGATGCCGACTTTGACTTTGACAGAAACTCAACAGGAACAAGAGTAAACGAAGATTATCTTATAGAAGATGTGCCTTATAAT